TTCTGGTTCTTTCGGAAGAAAAGCACAGAGAAAAGTAATTGTTGAACAACTTAAATCAGAGATAGACACTAACCAAGCAATCAGAGAAGACCAAAGAGGTTACAATGTTATTGCTACACCTGGTTACCCAGAGTTGATCCAAAACATGATTAACTTGAACACAGACAGAAACAACACTGCATTTATAGTAGGTGACACACCACTGAGATTAGAGGGCACATCAACTAAGATACAAGATTGGGCTAATAATACAGCGGCGGCACTGGACAACGGTGAAGACGGTCTAGTAAGTGCAAGTGAGTACTTGGGTCTGTTTTATCCATCAGGACGAACAACAGACAACACAGGTAAATCAATTGTTGTTCCACCATCACACATGATGTTGAGAACAATAGCAAACAACGATAACATCGCTTTCCCATGGTTTGCACCATCAGGAACAAGAAGAGGTATCGTTGACAACGCAACAGCAGTTGGTTACATTGAGGCGTCTACTGGAGAATTTGAAACAATATCTGTTACGGAGTCAGTGAGAGATTCAATGCACGAGGTTAAAGTGAACCCAATCACTTTCTTCGCAGGTGCTGGTATTGTCAACTTTGGTAACTTGACGAAAACATCGGCAAGTTCAGCACTAGACAGAATAAACGTTGCGAGATTGGCAGTCTACCTAAGAACACAGTTAGATGCAATCGCAAAACCGTTTATCTTTGAACCAAATGATGGCTTAACAAGGAATGAGATCAGACAAGCAGTTGAATCATTCTTGTTAGAACTAGTTGGTCAGAGAGGATTGTTTGACTTCTTGGTAGTTTGTGACGAGAGTAACAACACACCTACAAGGATTGACAGAAACGAACTGTACGTGGATATAGCAATTGAGCCGGTTAAATCAGTTGAATTTATTTACATACCGTTGAGAATTAAAAACACAGGAGAAATTGCAAAATTAGGAAACTAATTTTCGATAAAGGAGAAAATATATGGCAATATCAACATTATCAAAATTTACAGTACCTTTAGCAAACGATCAAAGCTCAGCATCACAAGGTTTGTTGATGCCAAAACTTCAGTATCGTTTTAGAGCAGTCCTGGAAAATTTTGGAGTATCAACACCAAGATCAGAACTAACAAAACAAGTAATGGATATAACAAGACCCAACTTGACTTTTGACACAGTGACACTAGATGTGTACAACTCAAAAGTTTATGTTGCAGGTAAACACACTTGGGAACCAATCACAGTCACATTAAGAGATGACGTCAACAACTCAGTTACTAAACTGGTTGGTGAACAGATCCAGAAACAGTTTGATTTCTTTGAACAGTCAAGTGCGGCATCAGGTATTGATTACAAATTCACAGGTAGAATTGAAATGCTAGATGGTGGTAATGGAGCAAGTTCACCAAACGTTCTAGAGACATGGGAACTTTACGGTGCTTATGTTGAGAACGTTAACTACAACGCACTAGCATACCAAACTTCAGAGCCGGCAACTATCACTATGTTAATTAGATACGACAACGCAATCCAAACTCCAACAGGAACAGGAATTGGCACAGCGGTTGCAAGAACTATCGGTACTTTAAGTACAGGTGGCGGACAGTAATAAAAAATTAAGTTAGCAATTATAAAGTGGAAAAAGCGTCTTTATAGGCGCTTTTTTTGTGACTATAAATAACACTATGCCAAGCATAAACAATTTCTTAAAAGGTTTCCAGGACGGATTACCAGGTATGAAAGACTACCAACACGCATCGAGATTGTACATAGACAACAATTTCAAATTGATGCCAAAACAGAAGTTTCTGTTCCATGTGGTCTTCAACACAGATGAGACTTTGTTTTTTGGTGGGTTCACTGCGAACGAGAGAAAAGAACTTAACATGTTGGTAAAAACTTGTGACCTACCAAAGTACAACATGAGCATGGAAGAAAAAATTCAGTACAACAAAAAAATGTACAACCCGACCAGGATAGCATATGAACCGGTGAATATAACGTTCCATGATGATCATGCCGACACGGTAAACGCATTCTGGAAGAAATACTACGAGTACAACATCGCAGACCCCGTGGGCATAAACACCGATCAAGCAATATCAGGAACCAAAGATGATGCTTACGACTACGGCGACGCAAGGAAAATAACTAAATTTGGATTGGACACTCCCAAGCAAAGAAAGAGACCGTATCTTAAAGGAATAGAAATTTTTGTTTTGCACAAAAAGAGGTTCACATCAATGACCCTTGTCAATCCTGTAATAGGTTCATTCTCGCACGATAATCTCGACCAAGCGGATGGACAGGGTGTAATGAACAACACGATGCAGATATTGTATGAGGCAGTGATATACAAGTCAGGCATCGTCAACAGAAACAACGTGCCTGGGTTTGCAACAATCCATTATGACAATGAACCTTCACCTTTGAGTGTGCTAGGAAGAGGATCAAACAGCATATTCGGACCTGGTGGCGTGGTCGACGGTATAGGATCCGTGATAAGAAACGTGAACAATGGAAATATCCTAGGTGCAATTATAGGTGCATCTAATACTTACAGAAGAGCAAAAAAAATTAAGAAAGCAGATGTGAAACAAGAATTGAAAGGTATAGCCAAAGAGGGTGTCTTAGACATAGGCAAGCAGGCAGGCACTATCACAAATCCAGTTGCACAATTCTCAGTGGGGGCCGTGGCACTAGTAGGAGCAACCGCCATAGCATCAGCAAGAGGTACATCAGATAACAAGAACCAATCTGACAACACGGTGATAACAAACTCGCCTGTCGATACTGTCAATTTCCTAGGAAGTGATGAATCATTCAATCTTGTTTCAAACAATGACAGTGTTAGAGATGAGATAGCGGCCGCAATATATTTTAGAGATATAGGATCTCGTAAAGGCCTAACAGTAGCACAATCTGACGTGGAATATGAAGGTGCCGCAGACAGCACAAAGACCGTATACACTAGCAAGGCAATCACAAATGTGAGAAAGTTGGTCATAGAAGGATATGTAAAGATTACAAGAGACACACAGGATGTTGAAATAGCAACAGAGAAGGCAACATTATAATGGCTGAATTTTACACAAACCTACCACCAAAAGATAAAGACGAGTTACAGAAGACTGTGGACAAACTCACGACCACNCCTTACCAAACAGAGTATGAATTCAANGTTGGNGATTATGANAGCACCATAGCGTTCTTTGTTAAACGTGGTTTCAAGAGGGTCTCGGCAGAGTCGACGGCTTATGCCATACTGTCACAGGCCAAGATTGACAATGTCAAACCACAACAGATATTGGATCAATTGACATACGCAGACCAGGCACTGTTGTCTGAACTGTTGACAATCATATTAAACGCCAACAGATACAAGTCAAGTAGGTTGGGTGTTAGGAAAACACTGACCACTAAAGAGACGGTATCTAGAAACATCATAGACTAATGTTGCCGAGATTTGCTAGGGGCAAGTTCTCTCCCAAGAATCAAGAGAAGTACGTGGGCACGAAGACACCAACGTACAGATCAAGTTGGGAACATTCTTTCATGAGATTGTGTGACGAGCATCCAAATGTTTATCAGTGGGCCAGTGAATCTATAAAGATTCCGTACAGGCATCCTTTCACGGGCAAGTACACAGTGTATGTGCCAGACTTCTTNATAGTGTACCAGGACAAGCAAGGCCGTAAACATGCNGAGATGGTGGAAGTGAAACCAATGAGTCANACATCAATGGAGGCCGCGGGCAAGAGCATGGCCAAGAAGAAGCAAGTGGTGATAAACATGGCCAANTGGGAGGCCGCTTCGGCCTACGCTAAACAGAGAAAAATNAAATTTAGGGTGGTGTCAGAAGAACAGTTGTTCCACAACGGCAAACGTAAGTAAATACGACAATGACAAAGAAACTAGAAGACATCCTNAATTTACCAAATGTCAAAGAAGCATTCAAAGAAGTAGATAAAAAGGAAAAAGACAAGAAACTAAAAGAGGCCGGACAGCAAAATCCAAGCACAAAGAATTTAGACCCAAAAACACAGGCAAATCTACAGAAGAGTTATGCGGAGTTTGATAAGATAGCGGCCGCACTGCCACAGGTCAAAGGACTGGGCGAACTGAGTGATCTCGAACTGGACAAACTTGCCATCGAAGCAGAAGAGAGTTACAAGAATCTAATGGACTTGGGCATGAACGTTGACTCACGTTATTCGGGGCGAATATTTGAGGTTGCAGGCAACTTCCTACGTAACGCCATAGATGCCAAGGGTAGCAAGATAGACAAGAAGCTCAAGATGGTGGAACTGCAACTAAAGAAGATGAAACTGGACAAAGACGGCAATAAAGACGGGGGTCCTATAGAGGAAAGCGATGGATTTGTTATATCTGATCGTAACGAATTAATGAAGAAACTACTTAAAAAAGACTAAATATTGCATATGAGCACATTCAAGAACTACCTAACGGAATCAGCAAAGTCGTATGAATACAAAATTAAGGTTGCAGGCGACATAGCAGACGATTTCGCAAGTAAGTTGGAATCAGCACTAGCAAAATTTGAAGTTGCTAACATGTCAGCAGGTAAGAAAACACCTATCATGACACTGCCTCTTGATTTTCCTGCCTTAAGCAATGAGCAGGTAACAATCTTTGACGTGACAACTAATTACCCAGCATCACAAAGAGTAATGCACGAATATCTTTCAGACATATTAAGGATACCAGCAACACATATAGTTGTTAGGAAGCCAGGCGAACCGACAGAAGAATATCAAGACAACATGCAGGTTGCACAAAAGTCTGAATATGCAAACAAACTAATGGACATCGAATACAAAGATGCACCAAAAGTCAATGCAGAAGATTTCCATTCTACAAAAGCAAACATGGGATTACTGAAAGAATTATTAAAAGACAGAGTAGAAAATAAAGATGCTCCAAAAGAAAAAGAGAATGCAACTAGCAAAGAAGATCAGCAATCATTTTCTCCTTTCTCAAAAATAACAAAAGCACACCCAATAAAAGGAAAAAAATAGTTATGGAAATGATCGACGTGTTAACGAAATTAAAAGAAATAGCAGAATCTAGACCAGAATTGGTTAAGGACGCAGTGGAAAACGTTGAGAAAACAAATCCAAAAGAAGTTACTGAAGGCGGAATGAAAGACTACTTGCACGACGAAGCAGAGAAACTTTCAAGAGAAGAATTCTTAAAGAAACACGGCGAGAGCCTGGCAGGTTTCTACGATGCAATCAACGGCACAGAAGAAGCAGTTGAAGGCAAAATGCCAGCGGGACTAAAAGCATACCATGACAAAAAAGCAGGCAAAGAAGACAAAAAAGAAACTGTAAAAGAAGCAATTAAAATTTCAACAGACAGTCCACAAGAAGCGTCAATGATGATGCAGATCTTAAAACTTGCAGGTGTACAACAAGTAGACCAAGCCATGATCAGCCAAGAGCCAGAACATGACCATGACGGTATGTCACATTCACATGCAGGTGGAGATAAAGATCACAATCATGATGACGATGCAATGGGCTCGCAAGAGATGGGCAGAATGAGAGACATGATGACTGCTCCTGCTGATGAAAAAGCGGCTGAAACATTTGCAAATTCGGTTGGCGAAAAAGATGAACCAAAAATTCAAGACACAGACACATTGGTCAACACTATGTCAGGCGGAATGAACAGACAAAAGAAAACTTATCCAAAAGTTGCAAGTGGAGACAATCCAATGGCGGCAGAGGACAAAATTACTGAAGAAGAGTTAGCAAACAGTTTAAGAGCACAATACGAAGGCTTCAAAGAAGCATATCAAAAAGAGGCAAAAATTGCAGAAGCAAAACCTGACTTCTTGGATATGGACAAAGATGGCGANAAAAAAGAACCAATGAAAAAAGCCATCAAAGACAAAGAAGCAAAGTAATACTTTTCTACTCCAACCCACAGCGTTAAATACTACACNATGGCGTATGTATCACTAGATAGCGACCAAATTAAAAAGGCGCACAAGAAACACAAATACACCAAAATTCAAGTCGAGCAACTTGAAAAGTGTATGGATCCAAAAACCGGACCGTTATTCTTTATGAAAACTTTCATGAAGATACAACATCCTGTGAAAGGCTCAATGCCATTCCACCCATTCCCATACCAAGAGCGACTGATCAACAGTTACAACGATCATAGATTTTCAATTGCCATGCTACCTAGACAAACAGGAAAGACTACCTGTGCATCAGGATATCTCATTTGGTATGCCATGTTTAGACCGGATTCACAGATATTAATTGCCGCACACAAATACGCAGGAGCATCTGACATCATGTCAAGGGTGCGTTATGCCTATGAGATGTTGCCAGCATGGATCAAAGCAGGTGTCACACAGTACAACAGAAACAGCATAGAATTTGACAACGGCTCTAAAATTATGGCAACTACAACGACTGAAAACACAGGACGGGGTATGTCACTTACATTAATATATTGTGATGAGTTCGCGTTCGTGCAACCACCAGAGAAAGCCAAAGAGTTTTGGACTTCGTTGTCTCCAACATTGAGTACAGGTGGTAAGTGTATGATTACGTCAACACCAAACAGTGACGAAGATCAGTTCGCATTGATATGGAAAGAAGCCAATAAGAGATTCGACGAGTATGGAAATGATAAACTGATAGGTACAAACGGCTTCTATGCAATGAAGGCACACTGGTCAGAACACCCTGACAGGAACGAAGAGTGGGCGGAAGCAGAGAAGGCAAGGATAGGTGATGAGAGATTTAGAAGGGAACACGAATGTGAATTCTTGATCTATGACGAAACACTTATAGACAGTATACACCTAGCAGACATGGAGGCCGCGGCACCTGTGGAGACAACAGGACAGGTACGTTGGTTTAAACGTCCAACGCCAGGAATGACATATATGGTTTCACTTGACCCTGCCATGGGAACAGGCGGAGACTACGCCGCAATACAAGTGTTTGAATTACCCACATTCGAACAAGTGGGTGAATGGCATCACAACACGACACCAATGAATCAACAGGTAAGAATACTGCAAGGCATCACAAAACATCTACATGAAGCGATAATAGAGAAAGATGCATCGGCAACACCACAAATATTCTATTCCATGGAGAACAACTCAATTGGGGAAGCCGCACTATTGAGGGTAATGGACATAGGTGAAGAAAACATAATGGGTATGTTCCTGTCAGAGCCCATAAGGAAAGGACACAGAAGAAAATTTAGAAGAGGATTTAACACCACAGCAAAACACAAGATCGATGCATGTACAAAATTCAAAGAACTTGTAGAGAACAATAAGATGAAGATCAACTCTCAGTTGCTGATATCAGAGCTAAAAGACTTTGTTGCCAGTGGCATGAGTTTCAAGGCCAAACCAGGACAGCATGACGACCTTGTTAGTTCTTGTTTGTTAATGACCCGTATGATGAAAGTGTTAGCAGATTTTGACCCTAAGATATTCGAAAAATGGACGGACAGAACCAGTGAGATCACACCAATGCCCATATTTGGATCTTTCACAGGATAATAAATACACTATATGAACCCTAAAAACTCCGAAGATCTATTCAACAAGATAAGATCGCAGTTCTCCAATATCAGACTAGGCGATCAGAATGGCGCCGCCACAGCAGATCCAAGCAGTGCGGTGTTCTTTGAGTTTGAGTTCCAAGAAGATGCAGACACTTTTGGTAGCGTGAGCATAAGCCTAGCAGACGGAGAGAACATGAAAGTGTACTACAACAGAGACCTTGTAAGCAAGATCGACGAGGACAGCAGAGACGAATGGTATGCGTTCCTTAAGGAGTTGAAAGACTTCGCCGTGGAGCATCAAATGAGGTTTGACGTGAGGGATATAACCAAAAACAACCTAACGAAGCAGGACTATGAAAATCTTGCAGATACGAACAAAACGGTAAATACTGATGAAATGTCAGAAGAACTAGC